TGATATTTGGTGACACGCAAAACGAGAAATCCCATCAAGGCTGCTTCATTGTATTTTTCACAATTGTTCTGATAACCAATACCTGTGGTATGGCCACCCTTTTTCATCCAAGTTCCGCCCTCAACTTCAAGAATTACTTTTGGGTTTAACCAAACAAAGTCACAGCGCCACCTACGATCCTCTGTGAGACGATATTCTCGAATAGGCAACGGTAGCTTAGCCTCAACAATTAACGCCTCTGTAATGCGCTCTAAATAGCTTGATGACATTTTCTAATTTTCCTCTAATTTTTTATATGGGTTGGAAGAGGCAATAATGAGGCGCATTTGTCTTAAGCATTCTTCTGCAACATCTTGGGTGAAGTGGTCGTTTTTTTCCTTCAAAACTTCTACCGTTGGATTTTTAGCTAAAGCCGGTTTTCTTTGCCAACCATACATTTGTTCTATTTCTTCGTTGTCCATTTCAACCTCAACTTTGACTTATCCACATATCCACAGCCCTTTAATATCTATTGTTTATTCCTTAGATATCTTAATATGGAAGTGTCATATGTGAGCTATCCATAGGAAGTGTCATATGTGAGCTATCACAAACCTACTTACCCACAGCTTTTACATTATCTTTCATCCATTCATGCTCAAGCAAATAATAACGATTACTGCATTTTTTTCCTATGCGTAGAGATTTAATTAACTTTATCTCTTTTAGCTCTTTTAATATTCTTTTGGTTTGACTGGCTGATTTTCCTAGCTCTTTTTGAAGCCTTTTTATTGATGGCCAGCATACATCGTCATCACCCATGAATCGCCAAAGCCTTGCATACAATATTTTCGCGCCATCACTTATTTCTTTCGGGGTTCTACAGCATAGCCAATCTGGTATTGCTGAGAAGTTGTGTAATTTTCTTGATAATATTCTTTCTGACATATTCCGTTTCCTTGTCATTTTGGATGGGATCAACCATCCTTGGTTGAGTTTTTATTCTTCGTCAAAAGGGTTTAGCCCGACAGTTGATAAATACTGTAAGGCTTTAATGAATTTACGCTCGGATAAAGAACACTCTTTTTGTAAAACATCCATTTTTAATATGGTTTCAGAAATATCATAATCTTCGTGGGGCATATCTTGAGAATATCTTGTTATAAATAAAAAAAGATAAAGAGCGTCTGAATTTTTTATTTTTAAAAAGTTTTGAATTGAAATAGCGATCATGGAGGGAGGGTGCATTGAAATTGTTTCAAACATAGTAATTTCCTTTCATTAAGATAAACTTAAACTTAACTGAAGTAGGAAAATTAGAGGGAAACTTGTTGCATAATTTAATTTATGCGATAATATTCTCACTAATTGATCTGATACATCAATTAAATCCTATCCTTTGATGGGAAGCGCAAACTTCCCTCAAAACCCGTCTATTGTGCACGTTTCGTATAGATAATCAAGTTCCTTTCATAATTTATTTTACATCCATCTGCTATCATGATAGCATTCTCTTTTTTTGAGTGGAGAAAGCCAATGGCGCGCGCAATTAACCAAGTAATCTTAAGGCTCCCGGTAGAACTTAAAGACCTATTAGACCAAGTAAAAACCGTCACTACTGTTTCAGTAAATCAACAAATTATTAATATGATCGAATCCAAGCGACCATATTTGTTAAAAAAGATAGAAAAAAAGATTGACAGAAGGTGATAGCATGCTATCATAGGTTACCTTAAACAAAGCAAAGGAATAAAAATGTTTGATAACTACTACACAAAGCAGATTAAGCCATTTGTTGTAAATCTGGTTGAAAATTTTGTAGATGCCCATGGTTATACAGCTACGATGGCACTTGATGACTTGGCGGACACGGACATCTCAACATTTGTAGCAATTTTGTTAGCTGAAAATCCTGGCGATGCCAATGAAATAATTTGGAATGATGAAACCTACCCACTGTGTCTAGCTGCTTTAAGGTCTACCGACAAAGAAGAGCAGTTAATTTTTGCAGAAAAACAACTTGCGCTTTTGATAAAGTTTTTTGAACCGAGAATGGAAAAAATATTAACTTCAGTCCATGAAAATATGGTCATGGAATTTAAGGAAACTTCAAGGAATCGTTATGAATAAAAAAATTGACTGGAAAGGAATTTTAATAACAACGGCTTATTTAGGTGTACTTACGTTAGGTTCTCTTTTCTTTACCTATAAATTTTATATGCATTTAAGCGCATAAAAATGTGCGATCTGGACAATCGCACATTCGTCTAGCTCTATGGAAAACACAAATCAAGATGAGAGTAATATAAAAATGCTAACCGATCAACAAAAGAAATTAAGAATGTCTGGTATTGGTGCCAGCGAATGCTCTACTATTTTTAACCTAAATGAATACAGCACCGTATATCAATTGTGGTTATTAAAAACTGGGGCTACACAGCCAGAGCAAGAAAACGACGATATGTGGTGGGGTTCAGAACTCGAGCCAGTTGTCCGTAGACGATATGAAAAAGAAACTGGAAAAACTGTAGGATATGATCCAGAAACTAAATTCTGTGATTTGTCTCCCTATATGCTTTGTCACCTAGATGGAATTATTCCCGAAGAAAAAAAGTTATTAGAAATTAAAACAGCTCGCTATAACCCGTCCCATTGGGGGCAAGCTGGGACTTCCGAAGTTCCGCCTCAATATACAATTCAATGTCAGCATCAACTCGCTTGCATGCCGGGATATGAGTCAGTTGATCTTTGTGTTTTCTTTTGGCAAACAAAATCTATTGTTATTTACCATATCCAACGCAATGAAGAAATCATCTCTAAAATTATATCAGGCGTAAATGATTTTTGGAGAAATTACGTACTAACAAATATTTCACCCGATCTTTATACGATTGCGGATGTAAAGCTTGCTTATCCTATGGACAATCAAACTTTCGCGCATGCCACACCAGTAGAGTTATCGTCTTATGAAAAATTAATTGATATAAGAGAAAAGATAAAAAAATTAGAAAAAGAAGAATTATCTTATAAAACCGATCTAATAATTATGACCGGCGCTAATTCCGGTATTAAGAACAACGGGGATTTGCTGTGTACCTACAAAGCAAATAAAAATGGCGTCCGATCCTTTAAAGTTTATGGGGAGAATTAAAATGCATGAATTGATCCCATTTTCAACTGGCGACAGCTTGAGTCGTCTTCCCAAAGGTGAGTTGCAAAAATTAAAAAAAGATAAAAAAATTAAAATAAAAAGAGCAATTTTGACGCACGACGAATGGGGAATTCCATGCGTCGCCATCACAATAAAAGAAATTGGAGTTGACGATAATAGAAAAAGATTTGGGAATTAAAGCTAGAGAGAATAATGGGGATTCATAAGATGAAAAAAGAAGAAACTGCAATAGAAAAAATTTCCGGTCTTGCAGTCAAAATTTATAGAACCGGAGTTAAAGACGGAGTAAAGAGATTTCGGAACGCGTTATCGGTAGCATTTAATTCCCCTGAAGTAGTTAAGTATTTTGATATAAATATGTTTAATGAAATATCAGAAAAATTATTAAATCATGTATTAGCCGAGGAAGAAGATGATGAATGATTTACAGAAAATAGATAACTTTTCCAATATGTGGCAAAAAAAAGAAATAGTTGAACAAATTAGAAAATGCTTTGCTCCAACATTAAATGAAATAGAGTTTAATACTCTTGTCGAAATTGGAAGATCAACCGGACTAAACCCATTTAAACGCGAAATATGGGCTATTAAGTATGGAAATAAAGAAGCGAGTATTTTTATAGGGCGTGATGGGTATCGTGCGTCTATTGGCCGAAATTCTAACTATGGATCACATATCGTTGATGCTGTTTATGAAAATGATACTTTTAACGTAGACCTTGTTAATAGTGTTGTAGAACATAAATACGACCTTAAGAATCGTGGTCGTGTTGTAGGCGCTTATTGTTTAGTTTTTATGAAATCTACCAGTCGTCCCTATTATGTTTTTGCACAATTTGATGAGTATAATTTAAAGCAAAGCCTGTGGTTGTCTAAACCCGCTACCATGATCAAAAAGGTAGCTGAAGCGCAATGCATTAGGATGGCATTGCCCAATGTTTATGGAGGAACCTATCTAGAAGACGAAATGGGGCACTCACAAATATCGCATTCAAATGAATCTTTAAATTCTAATGCTATTCATAACCGATTAATTGAAAACGAAGTCACAACACTTGGATCACAACAAAAAACTGATGAAATGATAGAGGAGATAAAAACTTGCCAGTCTTATGTTCTCCTACGTCAGATTGGTTTAAAAATACGAGAAGTAGACTTAACCTTAACAGACAAAAAGAAACTTGCGGATGCTTATCGCCAACGGATTTTAGAACTAAAAAATGAAAGCGAAGAAACAGAAAAGGAAGAGGAAACTCATGCCGAGACTCAAGAGTAAACATCTGTGTGCGCGCTGTGGTGCAGATACAAGACGCGCCATAATGCCAGTGCGATCCACAATTTATCAAAGTTTTTTTTGTGATTTAAAATGTTTTGAGATTTTCCATAAATTAAAAAAAGAGGAAAAAGATAATGAATTACCAGCCAATACTTAAAACTTTAATACCCTCCGGCGAATACAACTTCAAAGTTATAAAATCTTTAGAAGGTTTGTCAAAAGCTGGTAAGCCGATGTTGACGCTTACAGTGTCTGTATGGGATGAAAATGACCATAAAACTACAATTCCTTGGCGATGCTTATTGGATTCTGGTTTTCTTAGAAGCGTTGCACAAGGGTGCGGACTATTAGAAAAATATGAATCCGGAAAATTAGAAGCTTACGACTTTGATAATAAAGAGGGAAAATGCCTAGTTGAAGTAGAAGATAAAGGTCTATATGAAAAAACCAATATTATTCAAACTTTCTATGCCAAAAAAGAAGAAAATAAAACTACACAAACCGATAGTTTCGAAGACGATGTCCCATTTTGAGTTATAAATAATGATTGCAAAACCTGATTGCTGTAAATATTGTCATTTACCAATTCGAGTAATGAACAATCCATATTACAGCAAGAAATTTAATAGAAGATTTTGCACAATTGAATGCTATAGAAATTTAATGAAGGAAAGAAAATGAATGAAGAATTAAAAAAAGAACTTTTTGACGCATATTGCAGAGGAAGAAATCAAGCTTTTGACCTTCTTATAGATTTCTTGTTGACAATAAGAAAAAATTCTGAAGATGACGCGCTTAAGATTTTTAAGGAATTAACAATAGGTAATACAAATGAAAAACATTCTTAATTTAATCTGTTTAGTGTGCTTCACTTTTATACTTATGAGCTGCTCACAAGAAAAACCACAATCTTATACGATTGCGTGTGATGCCACTGGTAATCCTGTTCTAGTGACTGCGGGGTAAAAATATGATTCGTTGGATAGAAACAAGAGATGTTGTTCCGCCAAAACATATGCAAGTATTATTTTATGTTAGAGACGAAATTGAGGGTTATACCGAAGACACAATGCGACAAGGATGTGTTATAAATATTGAAAATGAAGGTACTATCAATGAAAAAGTACTATATTCTTTAGATTTAGATAAAAATAAAACAATTTCTCATTGGACGCTTTTACCTCCATCACCAACCCCATGGAGACTATAACAATTACGACAGAAGAAGCGCAGAGTGCGCCTAGGACGGTAGTGGGCTCTTCACCCATTCGATTGCAATATCGACTTCTGTCACCTTTTTAAAAAACAGGTATAAAACATACTGACTTTATACCTGTAAGATACCTTTTTGGAGATGAAATGAAAATAAGCGAAAAACAGATTTGTATTTTAATGGATATTGCCGAAAAATATATGCAGGAAGTAGAACGTCAACAAATAATTAAAGGGGGGAGCATGAAAGATTCATATGCGCAATCTCAAGTTAATTTTGTTAATAATTTATTGCAAGATATTAGAATGCAACAATCCACAGACCTACGTGAGGTTGAGAAATGAAAATAGAAATAAAAGAAAATATATTGAATGAATTTCACGTACAATTACGCACAGATAATGGTTATACAATAATTTCACCATTGTTTTCCGGGAGAATTTCAAAAGACACGCTCTCATTATTAAATAACGCAATTTCTTTAGTAATAGAAAAAAACGAGGGGAAATAATGAAAATAGAGAAATTAAATCCGGAAACTTATATTGAGTATACAAAGAAGGATAATCTATCCACAAAATTTAAATTTGATATTATTTGGCAAATTAATGAACTCATAGATGCTTTTAATTCATTAAATCAGCGTCGTTTCATAACAACAAATCCTTCCCTTACTGATGAAATGATTGCAAAGTGGAATGATGGAATTAGTAACTCACGAATAAAAGAAGAAGAAAAAGAAGCTGACCTTTTACTTCCATGTCCATTTTGTGCAAGTTTAGACATAGAGTATTTGGACCATACTCAAAATATGTGTTGTTCTAATTGTGGAGCAGAAGGTCCGGATTTAAGCAAAGAGGCTGAAGACGTGGCATTTAGAGAATGGAATCGAAGAGCGAAATGACTACCACAGAACTTACACTTGCATATTATATTTGCTTGACTCTATCAAGCGGAACTTTTTTTATTTTAACGAGTTTATTTATTTGGAAAAGATTCACACCTCTCACTACCTTATTTGAAAAATATTTTTTTATATTTATTTGGCTTAATAGTTTATGGACCGCGTGTTTTCTTTTATATATTTTATTCATGAAGGATTAATATGAAATTTGAGCTTAATATGGGACTTTCAAATATTTTGACAATTATTTTTATGATATTAAAACTGTGTCACATAATAAATTGGTCCTGGTGGTTTGTTCTGGCTCCTACTATTATTTTTTTCTTAGCTCCATTTTTAGTGCTAGGAATGATTTTTTTATCTTTGTCAATCATTGAATTATTTGAAAAATTTTACTTCAAGAAGAAAAAATAAACAAAGTGACAATTTTGGCTTAAATACGCAGTTTTTTTAGAAAAAAAGAACATTGTTAACAGACTTATTCACACTAAAGGTGGAAAACTTATGATAATATTGTGCAAAAATTGCCATACTAAAAATGGGGAAGAGATATTTGATCTTATTAAAAACTCAAACTCACAAAATAAGGTGGCCACAGACATAAAAATTTTACAAGAAGAAGTCCGAATTCTTCGTAATCAATTAGCAGCTGCGCATCGGTGGGTTGTGCGCCTTACTCAAGATAAAGAAAAAAACGGAGTGGAAATTTGTGATGAAAAAAAATCTGAAAGTGGCAACCCTTATGGTTGCGAGTGCTGCTGGGCTTTACATCGCTCATAAACTAGGTTGTTGTGTTTGTTTTAGTTGTTAGTCCAAAAAGGATAAATAAGGAGGGAAGTTTTTTAATTGTTATAATGAGGTAAAATTTATGTTTTGGATTATAGTGTTTATGATTTTGTTTATATGTGGAACTATCCGGGAAAATAATATACGAATTCAGAACGAAACAAAGCGTGAAGAACTTGAATATAATAAAGCCGAAAGTGACTGGGAAGACCCAATTGATGCTTTTCCCATTACTTTAGAGGATATCCATCATGAACTAAAATCTTTACGCAATGAAATGGTTTTTTATAATGAATAAGGCGCTTATAAAAACGCCTTATTAAAAAATATTTAATAAAGAAAAACCCTACTAAAACCTAGTGTGTTTTTCTTTTCTTAAATGTTTAACTTCGCCTTTAGCTTCAGCTTTTTTATGCTTTGCGCTTTCGTTATATTTATGACCTGCAGCTGCCTCGTGCTTTTTAGCTAACGCCTTTGGTTCTTTTTTTGAAACGGCATGGATAGCTTTTTCATGATGATGCAATGCTTTTTCTAAATGATGAAGCATTTTGCCATGGTGTTTTTCCATAGCAGCTTTCATGCCTTTAGCTTCAGATTTTTTATG